CACCGCTTGCGCCTGTGCCTACTGTGTCTGAGTAGCGTACTCTCAATGTGTGGATTTGGCCCACTGGTCCAGTCATAGGCTGAACACCAACTAGTTCATTTGCAATCACTGTTGGCATTACACGTCTGATGACGGGTAAAATAACTCTGTTAAGAGTTGCAACATTACCGGCAGAAGTTGCACCAGCTGTAGCAGTCTCTGCCAAATACGATCTCGTATTTTCTAGAGTGGTTGCCATCACCTGTTTCTTTGTGCCTTGAAGGCCTTCAAGAAGTGCAGTTTTTGTATCCTGCCAGCGACTTTCTAATAGTTCTGACATTTGGTTTCTCCTTAATTTAATCCAGCAAGTCTACGTAAATCAATTACGTTGCTACTTGCTTTGTCACTAACGTTAGTTTCTTCTCTATTGCCTGTTACTTCTTTGCCTTCTGTGAGTTGTGCCTTCTTAGCTGGAGTTTTACCGTCTATTACTGCCGGTAGGTACTTATCAAACGCCGATTGCAACTTAGGTGTTTGAACGCTTTCCAGTAAATCTATCATGATGTCTTTTTGGCCTTTTGATAAAGGTGCAATCAAGTCATCAATTCTTTGTTTTCTTTGTGACGCTTCGTTAATCTTCTTGATTTCAGCTTCTTTGCTTTCAACCAATTTAGATGTTTCGATTGTTTTAACTTTTGCTTCTGCTAATTGCTTGTCTTTTAGCTCAACAACTTTCAGTAACTTCGAAGTTTCTGATTTTTCATTGAGATAAGATCCAGCATACTCAGATGCAAATGCTTCAAACAATTTACGTCCAAAGTCATTTTTACGTGCTGCTTCAATGTCTTCTTTAAGCTGACCAATTTCTCTGTTAAGAACTTTGTCAGTAATTTTAGACACTTTTTCAGCACTCTTTTCAACAAATTGTGTTTTAAGTTTGTTGAAGTGTTCCTTACCTTCACGAATTAATCTTACTTTCGTTTCAGCAAGGTCTTTTTTGTCTTCGTTGAACTCTGCAATTTCTTTTGCAAGTGATTCCACGATGAAATCTTCAAGCATTTTGAACTTGTCAGCCATTGATTTCTGGTCTTCATGTAACTCACCAACTTCTTTTGAAAGTTGATTTACTACAAAAGTTTTTAATAGTCCTGCGTTTTCACGCATTGCTATAGCATATTTTGCTTTCGCTTCTGCTAGTTGCTTACGATCTTCGGCAAATTCCGCTATTTCTGAAGCAAGACGTTCTCCTACCATAGAGTCAATAGCCTCTACCATAGTGTTTTTGTCATGTTCATACTTTTGAGCGAACTCTTCACGAAGTTCAGCAGTTACCTGTTGACGGTTTTCTTTGACTTTCTTGTTCCAAGCCTCTTCAATTTCGTGGCGCACTTCTTCAGAAACTACATCATTTTCAAAGAGTGTTTTTAGTGCATCCAACATTACTTTTCTCCTTTTATTGGAGTCGGTTGATGATATTCACCAACGATTCCCTTAGATACTTTTGTGCCTTTGTGTCTTCTTTTGTTGCCTGTGCAAGTTCGTAAGCCTTATAGCCACCTCTGGCATTCATCAAATGCTCGTAGATTGGCGTTGGATACGCCCCCGGAGCACTTGGTTGTGCAACAACGTCAACAGTTATGATTTCAAAATCACTGACTTCGCCGCTACCATCTTCTTTAACGTTACCAGAACCTCTTGACGAGACACCTAGTTTAACTCCGCTTTCCAGCATTGTTTTAACTAGGTTGCCCATCGGCGTAGGTAATACTTTTAACTTACCATAACCGTTTGGACCATCCATCCACATTTCTGTGATCATATGGCTTACACGGTCTAAGTTAATGTTAAGTCCTTCTGGGTGATCAACTTCACCTAGAACACTATATCCACCGCTAATCTGGTCATTGAGAGTTTCGACAGCTCTACCAATCTCGGTAACAGGGTAAACACGTTGGTTTGCGTTACGCACACCACCTTGGATACAAATTCCTTTTAGAAAAAGGTCTTTGCCCCCTTTATCGTTTTCAGTAGTCTCGATGACCATCTTCGCTTGGTCGAACGATAGTCTTTCAGTTAAGTTTATATTCACTTTAACTCCTTAACAGTTACGCAAAATTAAGAACCGATAGTCGATTTCTTGTTATCTGCGCCTTCGCCTGATCCTTTTTTCTCAGCACCATGGCCTTTTGAGTCTTTCGACATTGACTTACTTGCTTTTCCACCTGGAACATTCACGTTACCCATGCTGTCCTCTTTTGGTGCATCAGCTTTTCCACCAGTTTCTTCGCCACCTTTGACGATGT